GCGACTGGGTCCGGATCTGCGTCGAGGAGATGGACGAAGCCCTCGCCGCCCACACCGAACCGGCGGGCAAGCGGGACGTGTGGGTGGTCGACTCTCGTGGCGACTGCTGGGCCGGGTTCGTGGAGACCGCCACCATCACCACCGAGGCTGGCTGGCTGTCGATGCACCTGGACTGGATCGCTCAGCAGCAATGGTCCGACGAGCTCGCCGAGGATGTCCACCGGATGCACCGCGACCTCAAGCGCATCATCGGCGAGGGCAGGCCCGAGTACCGGCCGCTGTGCACCGGCTGCTCCACCGACATCCGCCGCCAGCGGATGCGGGACGAGGGCGCCTACTTCACCTGCCCCAACTGCGGCCGGCAGGTACGCGACGGCCAGATGGACCACCGGCAGGCGCTCGCCACCGAGCAGCCGATGGACTCCCAGAGCTTCGGCTGGGCCGGAGTGTCCTCCGAGCGCATCCGCAAATGGGTGGAGCGCGGCGAACTGGGGCCCGCCCTGGATGAGCAGGGGCAGGTGATGAAGCGCGGCAAGCGTCATCTCTACCACCCGCTCGACGTGCTTAGGGTTCGCGACGAGATGGGCGCGTGACTTGTCCGGAACCTACAACAGATCGGCGGCGCCATGCCGTACACTGACGGTGATGGTTGGTGGTTCTCCCCAACTGTGACAATCGGCACATGTGGCATGCCCAGAGTCCACCCGTTGAGGCCAGTGGCTTCCGCCATTGAGCCCCGAATCAGCGGCCACCCCAAAAGTTCGGATACCCGTGAGGTCGTGGGCGCGGGAGAGCCTGACGGCAGCTCCGTCGAGATGATCGGGTAGCGGCTTTCGCGCTAGCGCGGGTGAGCCGTCCGGGACTTGCGACCAAAGGTAGGCGTCCGGCAGGTCGAGGACATCGCCCCGAAAGCGACTGGCGGGCAACCGCTCCAGAGTTCGAGTCTCTGGCCTACCGCATGAACACCCGACCCTCTCCCGCCCACCGCGCCGGCCCCAGGCTTGACGACATCTCATCGGGTAGAGCGGCTGCCTAGTAAGCAGCGGGTGCGGGGTTCGAGTCCTCGTCGGTCCTCCCCGTCCTCGCCGCTGCAGCTACCGCACCACACACCACTCAGGGCCAACGGCCGGCCCACCATTGAGGACGGGCGGGATCGCCGGCGGCGAGGACAGGCAAAAGCTCAGCGGCGGCGGAACACCGGGTACGCCTGAGGATTCCCCTTCTGGTCGGTCGATCCGGCCCACTGGATCAACACCCACCCCTCACGCTCCACGGCCTCGATCATCGCCGACCAGTCCGGGATCTCACCCGACAGGCCCATCGTGAACGTCGGCGTGTTCAGCAGCGCAGCGAAGATGTACTGGTCACCAGCGTGCGCGGCGCGAGCCTGAGCAGCCAGCTTGTCAGCCTTGGCGTTACGGACCATTCCCATGCTCAGCAGCCTAGGGTCATGAAAGGCATGCGGGGTGGCGAAAGACGGATACGGGTGGGACCACAAGAAGATGCGGGCCAACCTGGTCGAGCAGATGAACCGCGACGGACACCTCACCTGCTGGCGCTGCGGCGAACCCATCTACCCCGAGGGCGAATGGCACCTCGGCCACGACGACCACGACCGCAGCATCCGCCATGGCCCCGAACACGCCCGCCAGTGCAACCTTCGAGCGGCCGGACTCAAGAGCGCAGGCAAACTCAGCCCCATCAAAGCCAGCCGCAACTGGTGGAACTGATGAAATCTGTTGCGAAGGTCACCGGCAGGACATTCACTAAGGAAGCCTCCGAATCCGGCCCGGGCGAGCCCATGTGGACGCATACCACCTAGCCAGAGCGGTTTTTTCAGGGGCGAGACGCCACAAAGACCGCTCTCGAAGTCCATCTCCCCCCGAGTTCGAGAAACCTCCGGAGAGCGGGGATTGATGAACTCTGAGCCTGAGGGGTTGGCGGCTGGGGGGCTGGGGCTGTGGCAATCCAGGGCGTGGGAGGGCATGCCGGCTGATGCGTCGGCGATGCTGCTGGAGGCGTGCCGGGCGAAGGATCGGCTGGACAAGCTGGACGAACTGCTGCGGGGTGACATCGACTGCTGGGCGCGGCTGACGCACCGGACGCTGACGGAGGACTACGAGCTGCGGATCGATGCGGCGCTGGTGGCGGCGAACGCCACGGCGGGTTTGATGTCGCGGATGCTCAACGCGATGCCTGCCAGGCCGAAGGCTGAGGCCGGGGACCGGGGAGGTGTGCTTGTCGACTTCCAAGCGCGTCTCGCTGACCGAGCTGGCGCAGGCCCCTAGGCTCCATTTCGCCCCGCCACTCGGCGTGACGCTGGGCGACGACGCGGCGGATTTCGCGGCGGCGTTCGGGCTGGTGCTCGATCCGTGGCAGCGGACGGTGCTGCGGGACTGGATGGGTGTCCAGCGGTCCGGGATCTACCTGTGCAAGACGTGCGGGCTGAGTGTTCCGCGGCAGAACGGCAAGAACGCGATCATCGAGGCGCGCGAGCTGTTCGGCATGGTGTTGCTGGGTGAGGCGTTCCTGCACACCGCGCACGAGGTCAAGACGGCCCGCAAGGCGTTCCGTCGGCTGAAGCACTTCTTCGGCGAGCAGGCGAACGACCCGAACGCGAAGTTCCCGGAGCTGAACGCGCTCGTGGTCGAGGTCCGTTCGACGAACGGGCAGGAAGCGATCTACCTGTCGAACGGCGGCCAGGTCGAGTTCGTGGCCCGGTCGAAGGGGTCGGGTCGCGGATTCACCGTCGATGTGTTGGTGCTGGATGAGGCGCAACATCTGACCGAGGAGGAGCTGGAGGCGATCCGGCCGGCGATCTCTGCGGCGCCGAAGGGCAACGCGCAGGTGATCTACACCGGTACCCCGCCGGGCCCGAAGGTGTCGGGCGAGGTGTTCAAGCGCATCCGGCAGTCGTGTCTGGTGCGGCGGGCGAAGCGGCGCTGCTGGCATGAGTGGTCTGCCGACCCGGAGTCTGTCGATCCGGATTCGAAGCGGTGCCTGCATCAGGCGAACCCGTCGCTGGGCATGTCCCGGCCGGGTGCTCTGCAGATGGATGTGATCCGGGGCGAGCGTGAAGAGCTTTCCCTGGAGGGGTTCCTGCGGGAGCGTCTGGGCATGTGGGACGAGGGGCACGCGAAGGACGGCGTGATCTCCCTGCTCGCCTGGAACGAGTGCTTGTCGCCGGATCTGGAGATCGACGGCAAGCCGACGTTGGCGCTGGACGTGTCGCCGATGCTCACCTTTTCGGGGATCGTCGCGGCCGGCCCGGTGCCGGACGGCCGGGTCGGTGTGGAGGTCACCTCGGATGGCGAGTCGCTGATCGACTACCGGGAGGGCACCGAGTGGGCGGTCGAACTACTCACCTCCCACGCTGCCGAGGTGTGGATCGCTGCCGGCTCGGCGGCGGAGACGCTGGCGAAGCGGCTGACCGATGGTGGATGCACGGTGCAGGTAATGCCGCGCGCCGACTACGCGCAGGCGTGCGTGGCTTTCGCTGCCGGGGTGGCGTCGAAGCGGTGGGCGCACAGGGGCCAGATCGAACTGGACAAGGCCGTGACTGCCGGCGCGAAGCGGGTCGTCGGCGATGAGGGGCTGTGGACGTGGGGCCGGGTCCGGTCAACCTCCGACATCACCCTGCTGGTCGCCGCCACCCTGGCCGCGGCAGCCTCCCAGCGGGCCACGTATAGCCCGATGGCGAACATCCTTTGAGGAGGCAGCGTTGGTTTGGGACATCCTCGAGGCGCTCTCCCTGATTGCGATCGTGGCCGGTGGCTTCCTGCTGTTCGGGCCGCCCGCGCTCATCGTCGGTGGCGTGCTGGTGCTGACCCTGTCGTGGCTGGTCAATAGGGGTGTTGGGGGTGGTGAGTTGTGACCTTATTTCGCCCCCACCCCAGGCCTGCCGTGCGGCGGTCCTTTGAGATGCCTGAGGCCTGGCAGCAGTTCGTGAAGACGAACTATGCGACGGTTGACCCGTCGAAGGGGTTGACTGCGATGCAGTCGATCGCGGTCGCATCGACCGCGGACCTCATCGCGTCCCTGGTGTCTGAGCTTCCCGCAGAGGTGATGTCGGGCAAAACCCGGCGTTCGACGCCGTGGAATATCGACGATCCTGCCGATAACGGGTCGGGTCGGGAGGACTGGCTCTACCAGCTGGTCATTTCGTGGCTAATCCGCGGCAACGCCTTCGGCCTTGAAACATCTTGGGATGTCCGCACCGGCCGGGGAATGACTGTGACCTTGCTGTCTCCCGACAAGGTGAAACCCCAGAAGATCAGCGGCGATGTCCACTGGTTTGTGGAAGGAAAGGAAGTCGTCGGAGAGAAGCTGGCCGAGTTTCGGCACTGGCCGGTCTCCCGACACCCCGGCACCCTGCTCGGCCCGTCCGTCGTCGAGAGGCACGCCCTCTCCATCGGCATCTCGTTGCGGTCTGCGCAGTTCGGGGACCAGTGGTTCCGTGAGGGAGCGCACCCGTCGTCCGCACTCGTCAACAAGGCGGCGCTCTCGACCGTTGATGCCGAGACAGCGAAGCGGCGGCTCATCGATGCAACGCATGGCAGCCGGGAACCGCTGGTGCTCGGCGAGGGCTGGACGTTCGAGCAGATGCAACTCTCACCCAACGAGTCCCAGTTCCTGGAGACCCAGAAGTACTCGGAGTCTCAATGCGCCCGGATGTTTGGACCGGGGTTTGCGGAGATCCTGGGATATGAGACTGGCGGGTCGATGACCTACGCGAACGTGGCAGACAGGGATCTCCAGCTTGCGAAGTACTCGTTGAACAAATGGATTCGACGCGCTGAGCGGGTGTTGACCGGACTGTTGCCGCCATCCACTCAGCGTGTGCAACTGAACCGTGAGGGACTGCTGGAGGCGACAACGCTCCAGCGGTACCAGTCGTATGCCTCAGCCCTGCAAAACCAGTGGCGCACCGTGAATGAGGTGCGAGCAATTGAAGACCTGCCGCCAGTTCCGTGGGGCGACGTTCCGACGGAACCGAAAACCCAGACATCGCAAGGGGTGACCAATGGAAACGCTGCCCAATCTTGAAGTTGTGCGCGACATCGCTCAGACGGTCCGCACAAAGGCTGCGGAGCCGACCGAGGGCGCCAGCTCCGTCATGCCGACGATGGAGGTCAGGTTCTCCCGGTATGGCAAGTGGTACGAGATCGATTCGTTCTGGGAAGGCAACTTCATGGAGCGCACAGATCTCGGCGCGTTCGCCAAGACGATTGCCGAGTCCCGGTCTCAGATCCGGTCCCTGTTCAACCACGGGTTCGATCCACAGATCGGCCAGAAGGTGCTCGGCGACATCACTGATCTCCGTGAGGAACCAGACTCCCCGGTGGGTGAAGTGCCGCTGTTCGACACCTCCTACAACCATGATCTCCTGCCCGGCCTCGAGGCGGGCGTCTACGGATCGTCGATGCGGATGCGGGTCGTGAAGGACGAGTGGAACGACGACCCGGGAATCTCCGAACACAATCCGAAGGGCCTCCCGGAGCGCACCATCAAAGAGGTCCGGCTGTTCGAATTCGGGCCGGTCACATTCCCGGCGAACCCCGAGTCGACCGCCGGTATCCGCTCCGCCACCGACGACTACTACACCGAACTGCGCTCCCGCGACCCTGAGAAGGTCGCCGAGCTGATGCGCAGCCGTGACTCCCTGATCTCACTCCACCGTCTCGAGCAGCCGGCCCCGGCCACTGTCGAGGATGAACGAGCCGAGAAACCCGCCGCCGAGCCGGACGCGCCCCACGACGAGGGCGCTGCACCACTCGTGGGCCTGACCCCTGGCGCTCGCCGTGAGCGCCTCCACCCCTTCCTGAAAGGAAGTGCAGCATGACCGTCAACATTGACGTGATGCGGGCTCGGCTCGACGAGATCGAGAACTCCGAGCTTCGCGCCATCCATGAGGAGGCCGGCGACGCCGACTTCGACGAGGATCAGCAGGCTCGCTGGGACACTCTCGAATCCGAGGCTTCCGAGATCCGCACCAACATCGCCGCCGAGGAGGCTGCCCGCGCCAGGGCCGCTGCCCGAGCCGAGCAGGTCAAGCGGTGGGGTGGGGTCCAGATCACCCCGACCGCCGAGGCAGATCCGTTCGACCTGAGCGACATCCGAAGCCTGACCGCAGCGGACCTGATCGAGCGCGCCAAGCGCGGGTTCGACCCGGACAAGATCCGCGGCTCCCAGCATGACGGTGCCGCCGAGGTGCTGCGGAAGGTTGAGGATTTCGCCGACCGCAACCTGTACGACGAGTCCAACACGGAGGGCGCCGACCTGGCCCGCTACGTGCTGGTCCACGGATCGCCCGCCTACCGGTCGGCGTTCACCGCGTGGATCAAGGCCGCCGCCAAGGGCAACGCCGCGGTCCTCACCGAGCAGGAGGCGGAGGCTGTCCGGGCATCCATGTCGCTGACCTCAGCGAACGGCGGCTATGCCCTGCCGACGCTGTTCGACCCGACGCTCATCATGACGGGTGCGATGACCAAGAACCCGATCCGGCGGATCTCCCGCGTCGAGCAGGGCGCGCAGGACAAGTGGAACGGCGTCACCGTCTCCAACGTGACCACCTACTGGAAGGGTGAGAACGCGGCGTTCACCGACGGCTCCCCGACCACGGGCACGGTGCAGATCGACGCTGGCATGCTGACCGCCTACGTGACCGGCTCCTACGAGATCTTCCAGGACTCGGACCTGCTGGCCCAGCTGCCCGGCGTGATCGGCCAGTCGATCGACATGGCCGAAGGTGTCGCCTTCGCGTCCGGCTCCGGTTCGGACGCCCCTCTGGGCATCGTCACCGCCGTGTCCGGCACCGCCGGCTCGCTGGTCACCTGCACCACCCGGGGAACGTTCACCTCCGCCTCCGGGCAGGACACCCTCAACCTGTTCGGCTCCCTGCCGTCCCGGTACGAGGACACGTCCAAGTGGGTCATGAACAAGCTGACCTACCTGACCATCGCGCAGCAGACTTTCGGCACGTCCGGAGGCAAGATCATCGACATGACGAACCAGAACGTCATCCTCGACTCCGAGGTGGTTCGGGCGTCCTCGATGGCGTCGGCGACCACGTCGGGCAACATCCTCGCGGTGCTGGGTGACTTCAGCCAGTACATCATCTACGACCGGATCGGGGTGAACGTCGAGTTCATCCAGAACGTCACGAACTCCAGTGGCGTGCCGCTGGGGCAGCGTGGTCTGGTCGCCTACAAGAGGGTCGGCGCGAAGCCGTCGGACCTCGACGCGTTCCGTCTGCTGAAGGCGTGAACCCCGGGCAGGCGGCCTAAGCAACCGTCGAGAAGGCCCCGGACTCCCTCTGTGGTCCGGGGCCTTCGCCCACCTGCCAGCAGAGGGACCACCCACAGAGAGGGCTCGACATGGCCGAGCAACTGACACTCATCATCGCCGTCCCCGTCGGCAGTCCGGCACCACAGCGCCTCGCTGAGGTGGAGGCCGCGAGCATCCTGATGCGAGAAGACCTGCGCTGGGTCAGCACGCCGACCTATGGCGGTTTCGTCCGCCACGACGACCGGGACTGGCACCGCTGGACTGTCACCGCGCACGCTGCCGGGGACGTGATCCGGTGAGCCGCAAGACCACGAAGCCGACCACGGGTTCGGGTCACATTCCGGGTGTAGTGCTCGCGTACATCCACCCCGGCGAGGTCTCGGCCTACTTCACCGAATCCTTGATCACCACCCTGCTGACCGACTTCGCCCGGCCGAAGCGCCGCATCGTCAACATCATGCAGGAATGGTCGTCCGCGAACGTCTCCGAGGCCCGCAACACCGTCACAGCCCGCTTCCTCGACTCCCGCACCCCGGATGGACGCACGGTCGGCGACTGGTTGCTGTGGGTCGACGCCGACATGCAGTGGGAGCCGTCCGCGCTCGACCTGCTGATGGACAGCGCCGACCCGAAGTCCCGGCCCGTTATGGGTGGCCTGTGCTTCGGGATGAGCAAGGACAAGCTGGTGCCGACCATCTACCAGTTCGTCCGCACCGATGACGGAGAGTTCACCACTTACCGGGTGGGCGACTACCCGCCGGATCAGGTGGTGCAGTGCGCCGCCACCGGTGCAGCCTTCCTGCTGATCCACCGGTCCGTGCTGAAGGGGATCCGCACCCACGGCTTCAACCAGGCGTTCCCTTGGTTCCAGGAGACGCAACTCGGTCCCCGGCCAGTCGGTGAGGACATCACCTTCTGTCTGCGTGCCGGCCAACTGGGCTACCCCATCCACGTCGACACCCGGGCGAAGATCGGGCACCACAAGTCTGCGCTCCTCACCGAGTCGCGGTACTTGGCCGAACGCGAGGAGGAGGTGCGCGATGGCTGACCTGCTCACCCTGGCCCAGGCGCGGAACGCGTTGGACTGGAAGTCCGGCCAGAACCCCGACCGGGACGCCGAACTGGCCGACGACTACCTGCCTGCGGTCACGAGCCTGATCGAACGCCGCTGCGGCAGGATGGCCGACCGGCGCGAAACGTGGACCAGCGACGACCCGTCCCCGATCACCACCCCGTGGCCGTCCGCCACCATCAAGTCAGTGACCGCCGGCACGGCCCGACTGACCAGCTGGACCTTCAGCGCCGGGGTGCTCACCATCACCGACCCGGCCTACACCCCCGGCTCCTTGGTGACGGTCGTGGCCGGCGGACTGCCCGTCCCGCCGGACGTCCTGCTGGTGGCCCGCCGGGTTCTGAAGCGGGCATGGAACGCCGACCGTCAGGGTGTCGGCCAAGGTGGCCGTAGCGGTGCCGCGCAGACACCGCGGGTCACCCTCACCGAAGACGACCTGACCACCCTCAACCCGTACCTGCTGATCGGCGGCTTCGCGTGAGTGCCGTCCCCGCCATCCGCCGGGCCCTCATCGGCCTGCTGGGCGGCCTGTACCGGGACGCGCAGGTCACCTACGGCCCGCCGGTCCAGCTCGCCGCCCGGATGGCCTACATCAACGCTGCCCGGATCCCCACCAACATCCAGCCCACCACCTCAGGCGGGCCGCGCCGCAGCCGCGACGAGACCGCCGAGGTGGACGTGGTGCTGTCCTGCTTCCGCCCCGGCGACACCGCGTCGGTCGACGACGCGCAGCAGCAGGTGTCCGACGACGCGTGGGCCATGTACGCCACGCTCGAGAACCACTTCCGGTCCCGGGACGCCGCACCTTTGACCCCGGCGAGCCGGGACGCGATCGCCGACCACGCCGACGAGCAGATCTATCCGGCGATCGACACCGACGAAGACGGTACCGAGGTCACGATCGGCTGGATCTGCGACATCACCGTCACCGTCACCACCACCACACGACTCGCCTGAGGAGACCGCTGTGCAGATCCGCAACATCCATCCGTCCGGCGACATCACCGTGATCATCCCCGGCAGTCCGCCCCGCCAGATCGACGTCCCCGCCGGCGGTGTGTTCGACGCGACCGAAGCGGAGGCTGCCGCCCTGCTCTGCACCGACAACTTCGAGGCGGTCAAGCCCGCCAGCAAGAAGGAGTGACCGATGGCCACCACACTGGACCGCGCCTACATCCTCTCCGAGGAAGCCACCTACGGCGCCTACGCGTCCGGGTCGGCCCGGGCTGTCGAGTTCCTGGACTCCGACACCAGCATGAATCCTGAGCCGACCATCGTGCAGGGGCAGGGTGTGCGGGCCGGGGCGCTGCTGCCGGACGGGTCCCGGTCGGTGCTGGTGAAGCAGGACTACCCGGGCGGCCTCGGCTTCGAGGTGCTGCCGAAGGGGCAGGGGCTGCTGTGGAAGTGGCTGCTCGGCGCGTCGGTGTCGACGCTGGTGTCCGGCGCCACCTACCAGCAGGTGCACACGATGGCCGCCCAGCTCGCCAGCTTCACGGTGCAGGAGCAGTGGTACACGGTCGGCGGCGACACTTCCGATGTCTTCACCGCGCTCGTCAACTCGTACCTCGGCTGTATGTTCACCGACTGGGAGCTGACGATGGGGGCCGAGCTGGCCGCCGTCAAGGCGTCTATCAACGGCCGTGCTCTCGATACCGCACAGGCGGCGGTGCCAGTGGTGCTGCCGTCCACCGTCACCGCACCGCTGGGTAGGGGCACCCTGAGTATCTACTCGGGCGTGCTGACGCTTGCCACCGCGACTGCGCTCGCCTCGGCCGCCACCCCGCTGGGTGGGGTTGAGCAGGTGGTGGTGAAGTGCAACAACAGCCTGAACGTGGAGCGTCCCGGCCAGTCTGGCCTGAAGGGCAAGCCGGTCCCGCAGATGCGGGAGCTGTCGGTGACCGCGACGGTGGAGCACCGGGACGGCACCTGGTACGCGGCTCAGGCGGCGCAGACGCCGGTGTCGCTGCTCACCGACTACTCGGGCCGGACGCTGGATGCCGGCACCGAGAGGTTCCAGGTGGCGCTGTCGGATCTGCGGGTGACGAAGATCACCAAGAAGGTCGAGTCCGGCATGCCGAAGCTCGACCTCGAGCTGTCCGGCAAGCAGGCCACCACTCCCCTTCAGGTCGTGATCCGCACTTCCGACACCGCCATCTAGGAGAGACGGTGGCCGGGCTGCGGATCGAGGCCGACGACTACCAGCGATTCTTCACCGCCACGAAGGCGATGTCGGGACGGCTGCGGTCCCAGATCCGCAAGAGGGTCCGTGATTCCGGCCGTAGGTACGGGCCCGACATCGTCGCTGAGGGCGCCGAGGGCCTCCCTCATCGGGGTGGACTATCGGCGCATGTGGCCGCGAAGGGCCGCAACCCCACTGTGGGTCTCACATCGACCGGTGCCCGGCTGATGCTCGGCAAGAAGAAGGGCCCGCAGATCGGTCGGATGAACTCCGGCCAACTGCGCCACCCCGTCTTCTACGTGTGGTGGAAGAAGGGCGAGACCGCGGTTCTGTCGGTGCCCGGGGACCGGAAGACGTGGAAATGGGTGCAGCAGGACATCACCCCCGACACCTTCACCCAGGCGGCTGAGAAGCGGCTGCCGGAGATCCGTGACGATGTGGCCGCCGAGGTGCGGGCCGTACTGAGGGAGCTGGGCTGACATGCTGATCGAGATCGACGGCCGCCGGTATCCGGTCAAGCGGATCGAGGATCTGGAGCTGCGGCACATCGCCGCACTGCAGCACGAACTCGCGTCCGAGGACCTGCGGCGGGTCACGTCGCTGCGGACGCTGGCCGAGATCGAGAAGGCGCTCGCCGCGTGGGGAAGCCTGAAGCCTGCTGAGCGAAAGCTGTCGCCCGAAGGGCTGTTCCTCACATGCTTCACGGTGTGGGCGGCACGCGTGCTGGCCGGGGAGAGCCTGACCCTGGTGGAGGCGATCAGCGTCCCGGCGAAGTCGCTGCGGATGATCGAGGAGCCGGGCGACCGTCAGGCCGGTGAGGGGCAGGGAAAAGCGCGGAAGCGCCCCTCCGGCTCGGGGGGCGCACGGCGTCACGGGGCGAAGCGCCGCAAGTAGTCCCCGACGACATCGAGGCCGAGGTTCACCGGCGGATCGTTCCGCTTTCCCATCTGGTGCCGTCCGTGTCGTGGTGGTCGGTGTGGACCCTGCCGCTGTTCGTGTGGCGCGGCTACGCCGCCTACGTCGATTCGTGGGTGCAGGCCAGGGAGCGGGAGTCCGCAGAAGCAGACCGGATAAGGAGGGCGCATGGCCGATGACGTGACCCTCAAGGTGCTGCTGATGGGCGAGGACAAGACCGCCTCGAAAGCCATTCAGGGTGTCGGCGAGTCGGCGGAGGAGACGGGCCGGAAGACGTCCCGTGCCGGGGCGGTGATGAAGGGCGCCCTGTCGGCCGAGGTGGTGACCCGTCTGGCGGATGCGGTGGTCGACTTCGGGAAGGAGTCGGTCGAGGCTTACCGGGATGCTGCCGCCTCCCAGCGCCAGCTGGACGACGCCTACAAGCGATTCCCTGCGCTGGCGGATGTTTCGATCGACCGGCTGCGGAAACAGGCTGCGGCGATCGAGGCCAAGACGGGGGCGGACGCCGACGACATCGCGTCCGGCCAGGCGGTGCTGGCCCGCTACAAGATGACCGGCAAGCAGCTGCAGGAGATGACGCCGCTGCTGGTCGACTATGCGAAGCGGACCGGCAAGGAAATCCCGGCTGCGGCTGGGGTGCTCGGCAAGGGCATCATGGGCAGCAGCCGGGCCATGAAAGAGCTGGGCATCAAGTTCAAGGACACCGGCGACCCGGCGAAGAACCTTGAGCTGATCATGGACGGGCTGCGGGACAAGGTAGGCGGGTTCGCCGAGTCGGAGGCGTCCACGCTGGACGGCAAGCTCGGCATCCTTCAGACCCGGTTCGGGAACGTGCAGGAGGAGATCGGCGAGAAGCTGCTGCCGATGCTCATTCAGGGCGCTGAATGGCTGGGCAAGCTGGTCGACTGGGTCGGCCAGAACACCGCCACACTTGGCCCGCTCGCCACCGGTCTGGGCATCGCCGCCGCGGCTTTCATGGCCCTGAATCTGGTCATGGCAGCCAACCCGATCGGGCTAATCGTGATCGCCATCGGAGCGCTCGTGGGTGGCCTGATCTGGGCCTACCAGAACGTCTCCTGGTTCAGGGACGGGGTCGACGCAGCATTCCAGGCGATCGGCGCCGTCGGTCGGTGGCTGTGGAACAACGCCCTCGCCCCCGCGCTGCGCGGGATCGTGCAGGGCTTCGCATGGGTGATCGACGGGATCGGCAACATGCTGATCGCGCTCGGATCGGTGCCCGGCTTCGAATGGGCACGGCAAGCCGGCCACGACCTCAAGGGTCTCGCCGTCGACGCGCGCGCGGCCGCGACCGGCATCAAGGACATTCCCGACCCGGACGTGCAAACCCAGGACAGCCTGAAGCAGATCGACACCCTAAACACCAAGATCCAGGGCATCAAAGGCAAGATCGTCGAGGCTAAAGCCAAGGGCGACGACAAAGAGGTCGACCGGCTCCAGGGCAAGCTGAAAGCGCTACGCGACAAGAAGCTGAAGGTCGAGGCGAACGTCAAGAAGACGGGCGTCACCACCATCAAGCCGGTCGACACCGGGCACGGCATCAAGATCTCCGCCTACGCGAAGGGTGGCCGTCCCACGGTGGGCGAGCTGGCCTACTTCCACGCCGACGAGCTGTGGGTGCCCGATACCGCCGGCACCGTCCTGACCCGCAGCCAGTCCCGGAACGTGCTCAACTCCCTCACCGGCCCGGCCCCGCTCACCGCCACCACTGTCGTCCAGCAGGTCAAGACCGAGAAGACCCCCGCCCGGCCCATCGACTACGAGGCGATGGCGGCAGCACTCGCGGATGTCCTGTCGGCGCGCGGACTGTCGTGGCTGCTCGTCGCTGACCGGGTCTCTGGCATCAAGGCCCTCGCTGAGGAGATGGCATGAGTATCGCCATGGTCGGCCACGGCGACATCGTCTACACCGCCGACGGCGGGCTGGCGGTCGCGTGGCCCTCCGGCACCGCGGCCGGCCATACCGGGATCGTGGTGACGGCGACGAGCGGCGGTAGGAAGCCGGCCACGTCCCTGCCGGGCGGCTGGACGCTGCTCCGGTCGAACTCGCAGGGCGAGGCGGTCTGGGGCAAGACCCCACTGACGGCGGCCGACATCGCCGAAGACCTTGACCTCAACGCGGTCATCTCCGGCCTGTTTGTGCTGTCGGGTGTGGTCGCGTTCGGGGCCACGTCGGCGTCGAAGGGTGTGACTCTGGCGGGCGTCGCGGATGCGATGGTCACCTTCGGCCGGAAGGACGGCGCCTCTCCCGCATTGACCCCGCCCGCGGGTCGGGTCTTCAACGCTGATGCGATCAACGACAAATTCTCCAGCTACAAGAAGGGCAAGAAGAAGCTGTGGCGGCAGCGGCGCTACAACGCGTGGCTGACTGTGCCCGCCGCGTCCGGGTTCGTGTCGATCGCGACGAACGCCGCGTCGGTGATGTCGGTGGCCCTGCTGGGGTCGGTGACCGGAGCCACCACCGGTGTGGCGATGACCCCGACGACCCTGGCGCCGGCCGACGATTCGACGATCGCCGTGGGCGGCCCGTACGGCTTCGAGTGGGCGCTGCCCACAGCATTCAAGACTGGCTGGCTGATTCGGCAGATCCAACTCCGGGTAGCGGGGGGCTCGTGGGGGTCGGTCGCGTCCGGGGTGTGGTATCCGGCGGATTCGACCAAGACCGAGCCTTCCAGCTTCACCGGCTCCCAGACGTCCACCCGGCTGACGACAGGCCTGTCGGCGGGCAGCACGTACGAGTGGCGGGTCCGCTGCCAGTATGCCCAGTCGGTGTGGTCGGAGTGGTCGGCGATCTCGCAGTTTGCGGTGGTCGCCCCGCCGGTGGTCGGGTCGGTGGCGATGTCGTCGGCGCTGCGACCGGTGGTGTCGTGGACCCTGTCGTCGGGCACGCAGGCCTACTACCAGGTGACGGTGATCGACTCGGCCGGCACGGTGGTGTGGGATTCGGGTCTGGTCGCCTCCACCGCCGGGTCGGTGACGGCGCCGGCGCAGGACTGGACGAACGGGGGCGCATACCGGGCGACAGTGCAGGTCACGTCGGCGGCCGGGATGGTGTCGCCCACGGTCACGTCGTCGGCTGCCACGATCTCGTGGACCCCGCCCGCCGCACCCACCACGGTGACGGTGCAGCAGGGCACACCCCTGTCACTGCTGGTGGCCGGGCTGACCGCGGTGCACAGCCATGTCCGGGTGTCGTGGACCGCGCACGGCGAGGACTACCAGGTGACCGTCCCGGCCGCAGTCGGCACCGTCACCGTGCCCCTGCCGCTCGCCCCGTACGGCGCCTGCACCTACACGGTGGACGCGTCGAAACTTCAGGACGAAGTGCAGCTGTGGTCAACCGCCAAGACCGCCCCCGGTACGAACACCGACACCAGCCCCTATCTGGTCTCAGATGACCTGACGGGCTGGCTGAAGGTCGACATGGAGATCCCGTCCGAGCCTGCCGACTCGGAGAGCATCCTGACCTCCTACCCGCTTGGCGCCACGCGCCCGGTCACCCTCCGCACACCGTCGGCCGGCCTGTCCGGGACGGACGTCTTCTACGTGGCCACGCAGGCCGCTAAGGACACGCTACTGGCGTGGCTGGGCGACCATCCGGTCTTCTACTTCCGACGGCTCCCGGAGCGCAGCGAGGGGGTCACGACCGACACCCCAGCCCTGCACGTGTCCCGCACCTCCCCACGGTCCGAGGCCCGCCTCGACGGCATGAAGGAAGCGGACCTTCAGATGCGCACCGTGCCGGTGTCGTGGGTGGAGATCTGATGGACACCCTGGACATCGACTGGGAGACGCTGGAGTCGATGCCGGAGTGGGCAGCTCAGGTGGCGGCCCGGGACCGGTCGGTCGCGGTCCGGGTCGAGGTGATCGATCCGGCCGGGGTCGCGCTGGGTGATGCGGCGGTCGAGTCGGGCACGGTGACGATGACCGGCGGCGGGTCGGAGATGTGGGTGGCGTCCCTGTCGGGGTCCGATCCGGACTGGCTGCCGATGGACTACACCGACGCCCTGGACGCCCGGTCGGGTAACCGGGTGCGGGTCTGGTGGCAGGAGCATCTGCCTGCTCTGGGTGGGTGGGGTGAGGTGCCGGTGATGACCGGATGGCCGCACAACCCTGATGTGACCGACGATGGCCAGGTCGCCTGGCAGGTGACTGTCAGGGATTCGCTGCTGGAGGCCAAGCGGGGCGGGTACGGCGGGGCGACGGTCGAGTTGGGTGGCAAGACCGTCCCGGACGCGCTTGACGCCCTGTTCGCTGTCGTCGCCCCCCAACTCGAGCGGGCCTTTCCTGCGTCGTCGGTGGTGCTGCCGGATGTGTACACGCTCGGCCAGAACGCTCCGGATGAGGACTGGCAGGCGATCGCCGCGCTGGCGGGCTGGCAGGTGTGGTCGGACCGTGAGGGTGTGATCACCGCCGGGCCGCTGACCGCGTCGACGACGGTGGACTGGTCGGAGGGTGACGGCTGCCGGCTCACTGAGCTTCGTAAGGACACGAAGACGACGGACATCATCAACCGGGTGGTGGTGGTGTCCACCAACTCTTCGGTGTCGCCGACGATCACGGCGGTCGCTGACGATTCCGATCCTGCTTCGCCGACCTATGTGGGGGATCACGGGCCGTGGGAGCTGCGGGTCGAGTCGGATGCGGTCGCGACCCAGGAGGCGGCCGACAATCTCGCCCAGACGACGTTGGAGGCTGGGCTGCGTCCGGTGGTGGAGGTGACCGGGAAGTGCACGCCCCGCCCCGATTTGGGCTGGGGGGATGTGCTGCTGCTGCAGCGGGACCGGATCGGGATTTTCGGCCCGCACACCCTGACCGGTTTCCGGCTGTCCCTGCCGCGTCCCGCTTCTGGCCCTGAGCTGATGGAGGTGTCGATGTCCCCGGTGGTGAGTGTCTGATGGGTGAGACGGCACGCGCGGCAGCGAAGGCGAAGGCGGCGGCGAGGGCTGCGAAGGCGGCGTCGTACTGGACGGGTGTCGTGACGAAGGTGTCTGGCACGACCCGATGCCGGGTCGCGTACGGCGACAAGGAGGTGCCGTGTGTGGTGCCGGAGTCGCTGCTGGTGTCGGTGGACGACGAGGTGCAGATCCGGGTCCGCGGCAACGACTACACGGTGGGCGCGGTGTTGGCTGGCGAGAAGCAGGCCGCATGGGTAGCGGAGACGGCGTCCGATGCGGCCGAGGCGGCTGCGGCGGTGAATACCTTCGCGCACGACCTTGAGGTCACGATGGACGCGAAGTGGGATGAGGCGAACGCGCTGGCCGCCAGTGCCAGCGCGAACGCGAGCGCGGCGCTGACGGCGGCGAACGGCAAGGGCCGCAATCTCCACGCCACCAGTTCCGACATCAACAGCTACGCCCCCTTCGGCGAGTTCGATGTTTGGTGGGACTACACCGACGCCAGCAAGGTGGTGTTGAAGCGCCGCTCAGGCTCGTCGTGGGTGATCGAGTCTCTTGGTCCGGACTCGATCGCTACTGGTGCGATCACGTCGGCGAAGATCGCCACCGGTGCAGTCCTGACCGCTGCGATCGCGGACGCCGCAGTCGATACCGCCGAACTGAAGGACAGTGCGGTCTCGCAGGTGAAGATCGCGAATCTGGCGGTGGGTACCGCGAAGATCGCGGATGCGGCGGTCGTGCAGGCGAAGATCGGCAGTCTGGCTGTGGGGACCGCACAGATTGCGGATGCGGCGATCGTGTCGGCGAAGATCGGTGACGCGCAGGTCGTCAACGCGAAGATCGCCGATGCCACAATCCAGAACGCGAAGATCGCCACGCTGGACGCAGCAAAGATCACGACCGGCACACTCAGCGCGGACCGGATCGCCTCCAACTCGATCGTCGCGTCAAAGGTGCTGATTGGCGCGTTCGACAACTTGTTTGCCAACGGCGGCTGCGAAGTTGGCAGCATCTCACCGAACGTGAGTAATGCGCCCACCTACTTCACGGTGGCACCATCAACCGCACAAGTTCGAAGCGGGAGCTACTCATTCGGCGTGACGGAAATCCTGGCTCCGTCCGGATCGCAGGCATTCTTGGTATTGAACGGCCAACCCGTTGCGCCGGATCTCCACATTCCGTGCGTCTCTGGCGAGAAGTTCTACGCCGAGTGCTACATCAAGGCCGGGTCCGGCACTCAGCCCGTGATCGGATTGAACTACGGATTCCGGAACGCTGCGGGCGCCTTGATTTCGTCGGGCTCGGGGACTGCCGCCGCGCCGGTCACTACGGCGTGGACTAAGTATTCGATGACTGTGACGGCGCCAGCAGGTGCAAGCTACCTGTACTTCTATCTGGCGAATAGCAGTGGAGGCGTGGGTGCGACCGGCTCAGTCTTCTACGTGGACGACTTCTACTGCCGGAAGATGCTGACCGGCGACTTGATCGTGGACGGGGCTATCACCGCCGACAAGCTCAACGCAAACGCCATCAACGGCATGACTATCACGGGCATGACAATCAACAGCAGTACGGTGAACACGACCGGCACCCACGGAAAGGTCACCATCGCAGACGGATGGGTCCACGCAGAACCGAACCCCTACACCGACCGGGCCGCGAACTTCACCTACGACGGCCTAGAGGTAGCCGACTACAGCGGCGACTATGCCGACCACGTCGAGACACTGGTCCATCCCGGCCTGATCACGGTCGGTGACGCCGAGACCCTGCAAAACTCGCGCCTCGACCGGATCGGGCTCACCGTGTACGCGGCACCGACGACGACATCCACAGTGGGTGCCGCATGGTCCGGCCCGGACACGGACGGCTACTACCGGGTGCGCCGCCAGTCATCCCTGCGCCGCCTCAAAGTCGCCGCCGAAGACCTAATCGCCGACCCGCAAGCGCTGCTCCAACTCCGCCCCCGCACATGGTTCGACCGGGAGGAAGTCGAAACGGCCGGGCTCGACCCGGCCACTGCAACCGCCGACCAGTGCCTCGCCGTCGGACTGCGCCGATACCCCGGCTTCATCGCCGAAGAGGTCGAGGCCATCGACCCAACCTTCTGCACCTACGACCTGGCCGAACTGCAAGGTGTGGCCTACGACCGGCTCGCCGCAGGGCTGCTGATCATCGCCCGCGAGCAGCAGGCCCAGATCGACACCCTCACCTCACGCCTCGAGGCGATCGAGGCCCGACTTGGGGAGGTCGCCTGATGTCGGAGCCGGTCGTGCTGCAGATCATCACCCAGCTCGGCACGATCATCGCCGCGATCGTCGCCGCCGTGTCTGCCCGGTCCGGGCTGAAGAAGGCCAAGGAGGCGCACTCGGAAGCGCGGTCCGCCGCCGCTGGAGTCAGGGTGGTGAAGGCCGAGACGGAGGCGAATCGCGGCTCGTCGATGCGGGACGCGATCGACCGGATCGAAGCCAATCAGCAGTCTGAGCAGAAGGCGCGGGAGCGGCTGGAAACGACCGTCGACGGGGTGGCTTCCGATGTGCGCGGGCTACGATGCGACATCGGCCGGCTGCAGGACGCCGACACCACCCTCCGCGAGGACTTCGCCAAGCACGCCGGCGAAGTCCCGCAGGTGGTCAAGACATCACTGTCGGAGGCCCGAAAGGTAGCGGAGGCGCTGCTGTCCGACCATGAGCGCCGACACCACTAGACCCCCCGCCCTTACTTCCCTTACCTCAAGCCCCGGACCGTCACGGCCGGGGCGTTCGCATGCAGACAGGAGATCCCGATGGCTGATGACGACCGTGCGCTCGACCAGGACTTGGGCGAGCAGGACTCCCCGGATCCGGGCGACCCGGCCGGGGTGGCCGAGGTGGACACCGGCTGGGAGCCGACCACCGACGACGAGATGGAGGACGACCATGCCTGAGCAGACCCTCTACACGGCCGCTCAGTACGCGGCCCTCGCGGACGCTCAGGTCGGCAAGCCGTACGTGCTCGGCGCGGACGGGCCGTCGGCCTTCGACTGCTCCGGGCTGGTGCTGTGGCTCAACCGGCTCTCAAGTGCGTGGGTGCAGCCGGACATGACTGCTGCCGGCATCTACGGACACACCAAGGCCGTGACCGGGACGCCCGCGGTCGGGGATCTGGTCTTCCTGCGCAACAACCCTGCTCGCGCGAACGGCATCGGCCACGTCGCCGTCCTGACGAAGAAGCTCAGCAACGGTGACTGGCGGATCATCGAGGCGCGCGGCCGCGCGTCCGGCGTCGTCCGCACGACCCTGTCGTACTGGAAGACCCGGAAGTACTACACGGGCGTCCGGCGGCTGCCCGCCTTCCGGCTGGCCACCAGCACGCCAACCCCGGTCCCGTCCAAGGTCACCGGCGTCAACGTCGCCACCTACAACTGCCTGGACACGCGATTCGGCGGCAAGACCTCCGACGACGTGGCGATCCTGCGCAAGGCCGCGGCCAGCGTCTACCTGCTGACCGAGTGCCCGGAGAAGGTCCGGACGGCGATCCGCAAGGGACTCGGCGGGCTGGCGGACTGGCTGGTTTGGACCCGCGACGACACGAAGCCGCAGGCGATCGCGTTCCGCAAGGCCAAGTGGCAGCACGGCGCCGAGCCCAGCAGGGTCACCTTCGGGCCGACCTCGTACCACGGCGGGGTGATCGCCCAGCTCACCGACAGGGTCGCCGGGAATCCGGTCCAGTACGGGTCGCTGCACCTGCCGCCCCGCGTCGTCGCGTCCGAGGCGAAGCGCAAGTCCGCGCTCGGCGACTTCATCGACCACCTGGACCGTGACCTGCCGACCATCATCGGCGGCGACTTCAACTCCACCGCTGCCGGCGGATGGCTGCGCTCTGCCGGCTTCACCGTCCTCGCCACCGGCAGCACCACCGACGCGGGCAAGCGGTACGACTACCTCGCGGCGCGCGGCGACATCGGCTGGCTCGGAGACGGGACCGTGCTCAACCCCGGCTCTGCGTCTGACCACCGACTCGTCAAGGGCAAGGCCCGCACCACCACCATCCCCACCACCTGATTGGAGCCACCATGACCGACAACCTCCGCAAAGCGCTGTACACCCTCATCTCCGTCGCCGTGCTCGCCCTGACCGCGGCCGGGGTCCTGACCCAGCAGCAGGGCGTCGTGTGGGCCAACGTCGGCGTCCTCGCCATCGGGTTCGCCTACGCCGCCTCCCGCGCCCGCAACAATCTGCTGCTCGACGCCAGTGTGCGCCGCGCCGGCTACGTGCTGCTGCCCGCGATCATCGCCCTCATCGCCGCCTACTGGTCGATCGACGTGGCCCTGTGGACCTCGGTCGCGACCGCCCTGGTCGGCACCTGGGTCGCGATCTACAACATCGACCCTGCAGAGGTCACCGCCAGCGATGGCGGCACCGACTCCTGACCGGCTGATGCTGGCCGGTCTGGTGCAGGCCGAGCACATCCTGCGCGCCCTGCACCAGCACTGGCCGGCCGACGCCTGCCGAGACGCGCACCAGATCCTGACCAGGCTGCATGAGCGGCCACCCAACCCCGAACTCGATCCGAAGATCAAGGAGTAGCACACCATGGCATTCACCAATGCGACCAAAGAGACCGCCGCCCTCGCCGTGACCGGTCTCGGCAATTACATCTCTCTCCACACGGCCGATCCGGGCACGACCGGCGCGTCGGAGGTGACCGGCGGCAGCCCGGCATATGCGCGCAAGCAGACCACCTGGGCTGGTGGCAGCTCTGACGGGTCGGTCGCCGGTGAGCAGGTGACCTTCGACGCCCCGGCCGGCACCTACACCCACATGGGCATCTGGACGGCCGCCAGCGGTGGCACCTTCGTGGCCGGCTTCGCCCTGTCCTCGCCGGCCACTCTCGCCGCGCAGGGCCAAGTGCAGGTCACCCCCACCGTCACCGTGTCCTGAGAGAGGGGGCCTGTCATGGCCGTGAGGGTCGTCGCCACCTCGACCGCTGTCCAGACCGGGGGGACCAGCATCACCGTGCCGGTCCCGACCGTCTTCAGCGACCCCGAGGGCGGGCCGGCGGCCCTCGCGGCGGGCGATGTGCTGCTGGTCTGTCACGGCGACCAGACCTCGGCCGCCACCAGCTACGACGGCAACGCCGCATTCACGCGCCTGGGGCCTTTCGTCGCGTCGTCGTCGGAGGGCCGGGTGATCGGCATCTGGGGCCGGCGGGTGACCAGCCCCGGATCCGAGCCGGCCGACTACGCCTTCACCCGGGCCGGGGCCGGGGTGTCCCGCTCGACCGCCGTGATGCTGGTCCTGCGCGGGGCCGACCCCACCTACCTGGACACGGCCGTGACCAGCTACCCGGGCACCGCGATCACCACCGGCCGCCGCACCGAATCCCTCACCCCCGCCGTCGGCGGGTTGCAGGTCTTCTTCGCCCGCAGCGAGTTCACCGACGGCAACAGCCACGTGCCCACCGGCACGCCGTCCGGGTTCGCGGTGGTGGTCAGTCATCAGGCGGGTACGGGCACGTCGGGGTCCCGGTCGGGATCCTGGGTCGGTACCCGCACTGTGCCGGCGGGTGCGACCGGCACCAGTGACATCGTGTGGGCCGCCCCCGCCTCGCCCTCGGCCCAGTCGGTCGTGATCCGCGCCCAGACCGAGGAGGCCACAGCACGCACCGCCGAGGGCACCCTCACCCTCACCGGCACCGCTACCGCCACCGCACGGCTGCTGTACACCCCGCAGCCGTGGACGGTCACCGACATGGACGACTGGATCGCCCAGGGCTACCCGGTGTCGTGGGCGCACCGCGGCGGCTCCGCCACCTGGTCGGAGATGACCATGTACGCCTACGACCGGGCCGTCGCCCACGGCGCCCGCGCGCTCGAGGTGTCGGTATGGCGCTCCAGCGACGGCGTCTGGATCATGTCCCACGACGCCAACCTGTCCCGGGTCACCGGCGCCAACCTGGCGATCGGCTCCACCCCGGCAGCGGCCATGCTCGGCATGCCAGTCACCGCACCCACCAGCGGCGGCGTGATCGGACGCCTCGAGGAGGTACTCACCGCCTACCCCGACCGGGTCCTGCTCGTCGACAACAAGTCCGGGGCCGCTTTCAGCGACTTCCTGGACTTGTTGTCGACGGTGCCCGACGCCACCGACCACATCGTGGTCAAGTTGTGGGGGCTCGCGAGCGTCTCCCAGTATCAGGCGGCCAAAGCGCGCGGATTGAAAACGGCCGGCTACTGGTATCCCGACTCCTACGCGGCCGAGTTACCGTCCCGGGTGGCCTGGACCGACTACATCGGCATGGAGTACACCGCCACCGCCGCCGACTGGGCAGCACTAGCCGCCTACGGCAAGCCGCTGTGGGGACACGTGCTGTGGACCCAAACCCAACTAGCCCAATGCGCCGCCGGCGGCGCCGCCATCTTCCAGCTCGCGAATGTGCTGGACCTGATGCCGCGGTGGAATCAGCTCGAGGCCCGGGCAAGAATCGGGCTGACCGGCCAGGCTGTCGGCACCGTCAGTGGCGGCGTCGCCGTCCGAACCGCGGCCGGGACGCTCACCCTAGCCGGCACGGCCGAGGCGCAACCATCTGGCGGCGTCCACGCTCGCACTGCGGCTGGGACGCTCACGCTCGCCGGCACCGCCACCGCCCAGGCCGACGGCGGCATGCACACCCGCACGGCCATCGGCCAGCTCACCCTGACCGGTACAGCTGAGGCCACGGTCGTGGGGGGTGTCGCGGCCCGTACCGCGGTAGGCGTGCTGACCCTGGACGGACAAGCCGCCGCCCGCAGTGTGCAGATCCGCACCGCCCTCGGCAGCCTCGCCCTGACCGGGACCGCCGACACCGCCGCCGTGATCACCCGCGCCGCAGTAGGCATCCTGATCCTCGACGGCACGGCGACCGCCACCCCTGACGGCGGCACCATCACCCGCACCGCCGAGGGCGTGCTCACCGTCACCGGCCACGCCAACGCCACTGCTGCCGGTGGCACGATCGTCCGGACATCAGTCGGGCTGCTCCTCCTCGCCGGGATCGGCACCACCACCAGCGGCTGGCGCGACATCACCATCCGGGCCATCGACCGCCAACCCACCATCCGCGCCGCCGACAGGAGCTGACCCATGCCCCACCTGCACCGCTACGACCGCATCCTGTGGGCACCCGACCTCACCGCCCTAGACGACCACGACCAGCCCGTCGACCCCCAACCCACCGCCTGGGTCGCGTCCTTCGACAAGGGCGCGACCTGGATCCTGGCCCGACCCCACCCCGGGCACGGCCGGCCCTGCTGGCTCATCCAAGGCCCCGACGCCCCCGACGGCCCCGCCCCGGACGCCACCCTCTCCGACAACTACGGCCAGATCTGGATCCGGCTCATCGTCACCCCCGAAGCACTCCACACCACCATCGCCTACACCTGCACCTGACCGCTGCCACCCTGCACACCAACAGTGCCCCACCCCTCACCGGGTGGGGCCACTTCGTGCGTTCTCAGTCAGGCCGAGCTTGCCTCGCCACCGGCCGACGGTAGAGGCGCCGATCCCGATCCGTCCTGCCGCCTGCCGGAGAGTGAGGGCACTCGTCTGCCGGATAGCGTCCTCGATCCCCGCGAACCCCGC